CCTTTTAAATGTTGAATTAAAAAACGATATTTCCGGTTTTCCCATAATGTGTTCGTCTTGAGCACCTACGGCAATGAGTTGAACTACACCAGAAGACATTTATAATAAGAAAAGGTTAAAAAACGTCCTGAAATTATTCATAGGACAAATTTCTTTTTTTGCATACAAATCTAAAAACAAAAACTGCATCGCCACAATCTGCCGCTGTACCATCTTGTTTATCTAAATTGAACGTCAATCTATCGATCTTTCGAATGGGATTATAGTATTGTTGAACGATTGGATACTCGTTTCTAAAAAATACGGCTTTTTGTTGAGGATTTGAAGCCGCGTGTAATTTGTGTTCACACACGATCGTACCGAATATACCGTTTAGGTGATTATCTGCGTCATCGAGATCGTTTTTACCACGTTGACTGAAGTACGTTTTGAGTTCTTCTATGCCTACGTGTATACACCTTTGAGTATCATCGGTAGTGTTAATACTCGCCGCTAATAACTGTGCCTGAACAACGTTCTCGAGTGGGGTTGGTAAATATAGAGTAAAGTCGGTATCACTGACAGTATCCAGGTTATCGAGTACAACTGTATGGTGTTCGCATTCGAAATCAGGTAAGGTTGATTGACTAGTCACTAAAGCCATTTATATATACCGGAGATTTTACTTCATCTTATAACTCGCTTGTCCGACAACCAATTTTTGGCCGTCGCAAACACCGCCTCGGCTATCCGAGTAGTACGATTTGCCGAGACACTCTTCCTTGGATTCGAGATCGAAGAGCGAACCTTCACTGACGACTTCGATGTCGACTGGGGCTGGTGTATAGTAGCTCGTTTTAAGCATTTGGAGAACGCAGAGTATAGCAAAAACTATGACAATCGCCCTGAGTGTATTTTTGTTCGTGGTGTTGAGTTTAATCATTTGTTATGGACTGAGATTTTTTTATAAAGTGCGTTAAAGAAATTAGAATAGTTTCAATATAAAGAGTAATAGTAATGGACGGAGAGATTATTCTTAATCGTGGCGATACTAACGTTATGAAACTAGATGATAACGAACAGGCACTTATGAACGAGATAGAAATAGAAGTTCCCAGGCCTCAAACTATCAGAAGGCAAATGCCTAAACCGATGAAAACTCAGTTTACGCCACCACAGGCGCAAGTTTTTCAGGAAGATATAGACTCGTTCGCGAACCCGAACAAACAGAACCCACCATCCGCCCCTCCTCCAGAAGACCCAGTCGATTACGGCGAGTACGACGATGAACCCGATACTATGGATTATGGTTATGGGGGTGGTGGAGGAGGATACGCCATGGAAGAAGAGGAGGAAAAACCATCACCTGGGTTTAAAACTATCGACGAGGAAAAGGTTGATCTCGTAAACAAACTTTGGCGTTTGGAAAAAAAAGGGTTTACTGTAAACAAGCGTTTGAATGCTTATTCCCCCGTAGACGAACTTAGAGCCGAAGTTAAGCGGATAACGTATAGTATAGACGTCGATAAGTCTATAAAGTTTTCGAGACGTATGCTTATTGCGTGTACCACGGGTCTTGAGTTTTTGAATAAAAAGTATAACCCATTCGAGATCCAACTCGATGGTTGGTCCGAAAACGTTATGGAAAATGTGGACGATTACGATGAGGTTTTCGAGGAGTTATACGTGAAGTATAGAACGAAAATGCACGTCGCCCCCGAGGTAAAACTTATAATGATGCTTGGTGGTTCAGCTATGATGTTCCATTTAACGAATAGCATGTTCAAATCAGTCATGCCGAACATGAACGATGTGATTAAACAGAACCCGGAACTTGTTCAGAATATGATGTCCGCGGTTCAGAATACGGTGTCTAAATCTCAACAACAAAGTGTATCGAGTGAACCATCGAGTGAAGGTAGTGGAAGACGCGAAATGCAGGGACCAGGGTTCGATATTTCGAGTCTTATGGGTAACATAATGATGCCTCCACAACCACCCATGAACACGACGAGTTTGAATAAAGTCGAAGAACCCGAGATTGATTTGGAAGACGATATTTCGGATATAGCAGAGCCACCAGTATCTGAGGATGTTGCCGATGAAGATAGTGAAGTTCGCGAAGTTAAAGTTACTCAGGCCCAGACCAAGTCTAAAAGAGGTGGTAGTCGAAAGAAAAAAACGGTCGAAATTAATTTGTAAATATAGTATAGTATAGATGATAGCTTATTGTCCTTTAGACGAAGAACCAGTCGAGAGACCTTCGTGGTACCAGGAAAATAAAAGCGTAGCGTCTTCACCTTCGCGTCCGCGTTCGAATTTGAATTCAAAATCGTATGCGGTTTTAGGTCAAGACGATACGGAGTGTAATTACGTCGTAATGTTTTTCATCGCGGGTGTTATTGCCC